ATTTTGAATAGCTCAAGCTTCAGCTCGTCAGTGCCAATGAACTGAAATGCTTCCTCCGCGGCTGCGTTCTGGTTCATGACCAGTTTGTAAATCTCTAACTGGAATTTCTGTTCTTCAGTCATGGGAATAATCTCTGCCATTGTTGACTCCGTTTATCCGTTAAAAGGGATATCAGTTATGTTATCCCGTGTAGGGTATAAGCCATTATCAAAGCCACTCAGTAAGGAATGGCTTTTGTAATAACTACTGTTCGCTTAGCTTCTGCTTCAGCAAGTAACCTTCGAGCATCCAGATTTTGTTTACAGCATTCTGCCGGGCAATCTTCCGACCAATTTCTGCATCAAAATTTTCCTGACTTGCACAGGCACTCTCTCCGGTGACGGTGAAGCCGTTGCGCAGCACCAGGACGCAGAACGTCAGCAGAGAAAGTGATTCGTGCGACTGGTAGTTTACCTCTCCGCCAGTATGTTTCGCTTTTATGGCTTTGCCAAAGGCACCATCCTCTGCTGTGAAATATGCCTCCTGAGCAATAATTCCTTCGATATGGTCTGGCGTAACTCGCGGTGCCGTTTTGCCTTTCTCAACGATTTCTTTTTCGATTTGCTGGTCGTTCATAATTATGACCCTGTAGAGTGGTTGCTTGATTAGGATGTCTTTCCATCAGTTCGCCACCACAAAGAATCTTTTTTGCCATAAGGCTGGAGGTTCATCTTTCAGTGGCTGCCAGTGTTATTTCCCCACTTACTGGCTTGGGTTGTTTCGCGGTACTGCCGTAACTGGTGGTGCACAGATTTAGTTAAATCTGTTCTCGCCTGAACTATCTTTTACATACCCGGATTGTGGGGATGTAAATCACGGTTTCATTATCAAGCCCACCCGTAGATGGGCTTTGGAATGGTCACTTTGGCAGTCCGGGGATCGATATTTGCGCCTGCTGCTCAAGCCTTTTGATTCTTGCTATGAGTTGCGGTTTTTTGATCCTGCCCCAGCGGTTCAGCAAGCGTCCTGACATACTGGCAACATCCTTTTCCTTCATGAACTCCAGCATTAACTCGTTGTGCTCTCTTTGGTATGAGTGAGCCATCTCCATCAGCCTGTCACGCATCCAATTAAATGCTTTGATAAACGCCTCTTTGATGGCGGCAGCTTTTTTGCCGGTAAACGACATGATGATGTACATCGCACCGTCTTTGGAAATTTCATATTCAACATACTGATTACCCTTGTGTTCATAGGTAACCCGCGAAAAGTTGCTGGTTAGAAATTCATCCGAACAGTCTAGCTTTTCGATTTTCTGAATGATGTGGTGATGCTGCTTGTCGAAGTAAGCTGCTACCTTGCGGGAGGTTGTGATCACGCGATCACCAGAAACAACCACCATGTCCCGGAAATCGAGATTAGCCAATTGATGATTCATAGCGTCTTTACCTTTTAGAAAGTGAGCCTGTCTCACAGAAAAGCCGCCCCGAGATGGTCGCCACCATATACGGCAGTTCTCAGGCTCAACTTTCTGAAAGGCTCGGGTGATGTAATATGCGCGTGAGATGCGCTGTGAAATTCAGATGTAAAAAAAGCCCCGCATCGCGAGGCTCATTAAATGGACTTTGTGATTTGCAAAAAAATTATTTCAGGCACTGAGTCCTGATGTACTCCTGCAGGTAGTTAACCTGCGCGGTTATCCTGTCGATTCCACTTCGGAGACGGTAATAATTGAGTTCAGCATCTGCTGTAAGTCTTGGGCTTTCTCCATCGCCCATGCTGCTGGCTCCGGTCGTTGACTTTGCACAGGTGGCGGCGACTTGCAGGCGCTTACGACCAGCAGAAACATCAGCACGAAGGCTTTCGATAGTAGCGTTAGCATCAGCAAGCTCCTTTGTGTATCTGGCGTCGAGTTCTGCTACATCACGTTGACGCTTCTGCATATCAGCGATGATGGATGTGGCTTTATCGCGCTGCTCTTTGTAGGTCATGGCGTTATCACGGTAATGATTAACAGCCCATGACAGGCAGACGATGATGCAGATAACCAGAGCGGAGATAATCGCGGTGACTCTGCTCATACCTCAATCTCTCTGACCGTTCCGCCCGCTTCTTTGAATTTTGCAATCAGGCTGTCAGCCTTATGCTCGAACTGACCATAACCAGCGCCCGGCAGTGAAGCCCAGATATTGCTGCAACGGTCGATTGCCTGACGAATATCACCGCGATCAATCATCGGCAAAGCGCCACGCTCTTTAATCTGCTGCAGCGCAACAGCGTCCTGGCTTTTGGGAGAGAAGTCTTTCAGGCCAAGCTGCTTACGATAGGCATCCCACCAACGGGAAAGAAGCTGGTAACGTCCGGCGGCTGTTGATTTGAGTTTTGGGTTTAGCGTGACAAGTTTGCGAGGATGATCGGAGTAATCAGTGAATAGCTCTCCGCCAACAATGACGTCATAACCATGATTTCTGGTTTTCTGCCGTCCATTATCTGTTCCCTCTGACCACGCCAGCATATCGAGGAACGCCTTGCGTTGATTATTGATTTCCACCATCTTCTACTCCGGCTTTTTTAGCAGCGAAGCGTTTGATAAGCGAACCAATCGAGTCAGTACCGATGTAGCCGATGAACACGCTCGTTATATAAGCGAGATTGCTACTTAGTCCGGCGAAGTCGAGAAGGTCACGAATGAACCAGGCGATAATGGCGCACATCGTTGCGTCGATTACTGTTTTTGTAAACGCACCGCCATTATATCTGCCGCGAAGGTACGCCATTGCAAACGCAAGGATTGCCCCGATGCCTTGTTCCTTTGCCGCGAGAATGGCGGCTAACAGGTCATGTTTTTCTGGCATCTTCATGTCTTACCCCCAGAAGGGGATCTGTTCAAATTAGGAATTATGGATATGGTCGCTTGAACAAATCCGGGTTACGGTTGATTTGTAACGGGTTTGTTCGTGACCGCATTCATGAGCAAATCAGGCGTGGATTGCGCCAACAATACATGCCGCTCATATCACGAAGCCCAGCCATTGATGCTGGGTTTTCTTTTTTAAAGCGTACTAGACAACCGTATCCACAGAGTGTCAGCAATGAGTTGGTTGGGTCTGGTTCTTGGTGGAAGTACGCTTTAAAAAATGGGCTGATGGTGTAGCCCAAAATACTGAGTGAATGGTAAGGATGAACAACGGTTTTGCTCTGGGTGGATTTGGCTGTGGTGGCCGGCGCTGATCTCCGGCTTGTATACAGGCACCTTGTTCTTCCGAAGCTCTCCTGCGCGCATCAGCCTGCGCATTCACCACACCGGAAAGAGCACTCAGTTGTACCGGCCAGTTGTGCCACTAAGAAATGCTTTCGCAGACCGTTAAGCTCTTTGCCAGTTCTTTAATGCTCTTACCTGTTGTGTGCCCATTATTAATCACACCGGGCCAGTGCGCCGAATTTGTTTACAAGGAGTCGGAAGACCTTGCTGACTTACAGGCTATTACGCCGCCATCAGAACAACATCATCGTTTGCATTTATCTTTGTGGTCAGTTTCTAAAAAACCGCAAAGTCGCCAACTCTGACGAAAACTATCGTTGTGCTGCCACAACGATAAGAGCACTCGGTGCATTTAAGCCAAGCCCCATAAGGGAGAATGCTCTTACCTGTTACACAGATATAAAAAATCCCGAAACCGTTATGCAGGCTCTAACTATTACCTGCGAACTGTTTCGGGATTGCATTTTGCAGACCTCTCAGCCTGCGATGGTTGGAGTTCCAGACGATACGTCGAAGTGACCAACTGGGCGGAATCGGTAGTAAGCGCCGCCTCTTTTTATCTCAATACCACAACGAGCGAATTAACCCATCGTTGGGTCAAATTTACCCAACTTTATTCAATAAGTCAATATCATGCCGTTAATATGTTGCCATCCGTGGCAATCATGCTGCTAACGTGTGACCGCGTTCAAAATGTTGTCTGCGATTGACTCTTCCTTGTGGCATTGCACCACCAGAGCGTCATACAGCGGCTTAACAGTGCGTGACCAGGTGGGTTGAGTAAGGTTTGGGATTAGCATCGTTACAGCGCGATATGCGGCACTTGCTGGCATCCTTGAATAGCCGACGCCTTTGCATCTTCCGCACTCTTTCTCAACAACTCTCCCCCACTGCTCTGTTTTTGCTATATCAACCGCACGGCCTGTACCGTGACAATCTCTGCATCTTGCGCCCGGCGCCGCGGCACTACGGCAATAATCCGCATAAGCGAATGTTGCGAGCACTTGCAGTACCTTTGCCTTAGTATTTCCTTCAAGCTTTGCCACGCCACGGTATTTCCCCGATACCTTGTGTGCAAATTGCATCAGATAGTTGATAGCCTTTTGTTTGTCGTTCTGGCTGAGTTCATGCTTACCGCAGAATGCAGCCATTCCGAATCCGGCTTGTGATTGCGCCATCCCCATAGCAGCCATCACATCAGTACCGGAAAGAGAGTCAGAAGCCGTAGCCCGTGGTGAGTCGCTCATCATCGGGCTTTTTGGCGAATGAAATTTAGCTACGCTTTCGAGTCTCATGCGCCTTCTCCCTGTACATGAATCAATGTGAGGTTTCCGCAGAACACTGCGCCGGTATCGATATACATCTGGTTGGCAAACTTGAGTGGTTTCACTGCTGGCGTATGACCAAAGATGAACATGTCCGCTCCTTTGATTTCTTTCACGATCCCGTCTTGTGAGTTGCTGATTCGTTCGCGGTTCCAAATTAACTGCTGATGATCAACTGGCTTTCCAAACTCGTATTCGTCACAAGGATAATCGGCGTGGCAGATGACATATTTTTTATCTTTGCTCACCAGTTCGATGATTAACGGAAGTTCACCTGCTTTATGGGCAAGAGCTTTAGCCAGAATTTCTTTGTCGTAATCGAGATTAAAGAACCAGCCACCGCCATTAAGCAGCCAGTGATTGACGTTTCCACGCTCTGATAAGCCATCAATCATCATTTGCTCATGGTTTCCACGTACAGCTCTGAACCAGGGGAATGTGATTAATTCCAGACATTCGACGTTCTCTGTACCGCGATCGACCAAATCGCCAACCGAGATAAGCAGGTCTTTTTTGGTGTCGAATCCTATCGTCTCCAGTTTTTTCATCAGGTTCGTGTAGCATCCGTGCAGATCGCCAACTACCCAAATATTTCGGTATTTGCTGCCATCAATTCTTTCGTAGATATTCATGCAACCTCACTTCTGCTGTTTCGCAGTTTTTTAAGTTTCTGTTGATACTCCGCCTTGATGGCCCTGCACTCTTCGACAGTCCAGCGATAGCGGTTATGGTTTGATTCGATTTCCTCTACTGCTTCCTGCCCGATGCGGCTAATCAGTTCGACGCGATACGGAACGAGATTTCCGCTTTTGTGCTGGTTGCACACCACGCATTGCTTGTGAATATTGCGTTCATCAAATCGGAGTTGAGGTGCCGCAGCAGTTGTCCGGTAATGTCCGGCATCCCACTGAGCAGACGTGAGCGTTCCGCACGAGATACATGGTAAGTCGCGGTCTCTTTCTCTGATGAAGGCGTTTACGGCTTGTTGGGCTTGTTTAATCCAGTAACTGCGGGGCTTTAAGGCGAGTTTTTGAATCTTCAGTTTATCTTTCTGTTTCTGCTCCTCTCGTCGTAGTTTCTTCTCTGCTGCTTTTTCCGCTTTTTCGCGTTCTTTACTTCGTCGTTCGAGTGCTATCTTGGTTCCACAAATCTCATTACACCAATATTGATTTTGATATTTTGGTATAAACCATTCATTGCAACATTTACATTTCCTTCGATAGATTCGCATAAGTGCTCCTTTCGTTGCCGGAAAAATCACCGTAATACTTATCTCGGGCTTCTTCAGCAACTAGTACCGCTAACTCCAGATCATCAAAGCATCCGAAGTGTTTACTCTTGCCATGGAATCCTAGCCTAACATTCCATTTTTTCTGTCGTTTGTGCCAAGTAACCCCTCTGCAACCTGATTTGCTATTCTTTCGGATCCTTATATTTCTTGAATTTTCTATTGGCAGGCATTCTCTTAAATTTTCTGGCCTATTGTCGGTCCTAATTCCATTAACGTGGTCAATTTGACCAGCAGTCCAACGATTATGAGTTATGTAAAAAACTAAGACGTGAGTTTTATATCTACGCCCATCTATCATGATCATTGAATAACCGTTGGAATCAAAAGTTCCAGCAACACTATTTAATGCTATCCTTCCCTGAGTGGGAACTTTCCATCTAAATACCCCGGTAGATTTATCGAAACTTAGTAACTCAAATATCCTTTTAACAGTTAAATCTTCTCTTTTACGGTTACATCGTCTTCGCGCTGGTTTAGCCATCGCCTTCTTCCTCCGTAATGGTTTTCTGAATTTGGCCACCTGAACAGAGCTCACCAAAGCTATGGATGTCGGTATTTCCACAATACCAAGATGGCGAAAATAACTGCATGATAAGCCTCAGGGAAAAGGGAAGACACTACCCCCGATAATTCAGAAACAAATCGAAATACATGAACTAAAGAAAAAACCACAACAAACAGAAATAGAAATAGAAATAGAAATAGAAATAGAAATATTAAAACAGACCACCACATTCCTGATGTCATACTCACTAAACAATTTTTCGACAACATGGTAGCTCATAGAACGTTATCGTGTAGACACCCTCTGCTACGTATTCGGTGTTCAGTGCAATATCTACAAATACTGGAAAAATCTAAAATCGAGGCAAGTTTTTGGTGATAACTATAGTTAGACTATATTGACGACCTGATGTGCTGTATGTAATAACTAACAAAAAATATTTTCCATGGGATTTTTTATTTTAATGAAATGCAAAATATTTTTATCAATAGTTAGTATTATGGAAACCATTAATTCAGGAGGAAACTTGATTCCAAATTCAACTTCAAATAAAGGTTATGTATGCATTGACATGCAGTGTTCGTCAACCTCTGAACCAACAGCTTCTACCTCCAGCAACCGGAGTATTAAATTAGCCGCTTCCACAAATGTATATCCGATAACAAGAAACGACTCCGAGCTCACTCTGAACGATTTTCTTGATAATAGCTCTTCTACGTCATCATTGGACTACATTAATGAATTGGGTTCTCAACTGACGTTAAATGATTTTCTTGACAACATAAAGACAAATGAGGTGGATAGAACATGTACGGATGTGGTAATTAATATCCCACAAGAGATACAAACAAATACACAGGAAAATGATTTGTTATTATCCGATAAAAATAATTCAATATGCATTGAAATCGATGAAAGAATTACAAAAATCCTAACATGCAAGCAAAAATATCAACTGGACAGCATCATTCATGAAATTATACCAAAAGAGAATGAGAGTGCAGAAACTGTTCTCCATCTTATGAGAGTTCTGAACGATCAATATCATCAGGTATATAATCAGTCAGGATGTTTTTATAAAGCCTATATGGCCATACACAATAAAATCGAACAGATACTTCCATATGCGTTCAGAGCCGGAGGCGGAATCAGCATTCACTTGCTCATACAGGCATTATTTTTTAATGGCGACTATAACAAATCACCTTCACAGTCTCAACAACCATCTTTATATACATCACCTTCTCCAACAATAAATACAGAAGCATTCTTAAGTAATGTATTATCACTAGATATAACCCAGGTACGCATACTTGGTGATTTACTATCAGCAACTTTATTTCATGCACCAACAATATTCTATCAATATCCTAAACTAATAGATGAAGTTAAGTATTGTATAAGTAATAAAAAAATAACAGGTTCGGTTATAGCACGATTTACTCTATGTTTAACAAGTACATTACTAACCATGTCACCACTGTTAATGCTTAATGGAGCAGTTAAAACAGGTAGCATAGTAAGAACTATAGGTAGGGGAGTGAGTTATGTTGATATACCATTGGCCTTAGCTATATTAGGTGACTCGTGGTATAAAGCTTATAAACATGGTTCTTCTGATAACCCAAATTCTGCTCAGAGATTTATATCGCAAGAAGCGGCCTTTAAAACCACCCAGCGGGTATTAACACAAGGATTAAGTCTGATGTCCTCTTTATCGGGAGCAATCATGCGCTCTCTTGAGAAAGGCACACCACCACAAATGATGTCTTTATTCATCGTAAACATACTAAATCTATTATTTCATCAAAATCCATATGAAGGGGCATCAGCAAGTGCTAATGCTTTGAAAAGATCAACTTACTCCCATAATCCGGACATACTAAATACTCAGGCAATAGCTCTTTGTGTTGACCTCCAGCATACAAAAAATATAACCATGCCACTTTTCAAAACAAAAGACAGGATATCTTACGCATTCAATGGACAAAGAACATCCCCAGAAGACCAAAAACAAATACTGAAAGAAGTTATAAACTCCTGTACCCAAGGAGAAAGAGCCATTTTAAATACATCACAATCAGAAACATGCAAACATAAAATCGATGAGATTTATGAAAAAAGATTCTCAGAAACAGAACTAAATACATTACCAAACGAAATGAAAAATTTCTTGATATTTTTAAACAAAACTCATGAAAAAGATATTTCGCGTTTAAGCATGGGTAACGAAGTTAATGAAAAAATAATTGCAGTTATAGTCAAGACGTTAGCATATAGAGAGTCTATGTTGTGTTAGACTTTAACTCTATATTGATATAACATTAGCCAAATATTCAACAGTGTATGCGACCAAACACCAACATGTCGCATACATATACAATTTGAATATTTAATTATATTTACTTAATGTATTTCTATAAAAGCAAATTACAAACTCACAACAAAAAACCTCATAACACATTAACAATCAATTCTTTTCATCTTTATAAATTCTCATATCAGGCTTGCACCCGATAAACCGACGAAAACTATTTAAAACCCATCGAGTGAAGTAATCTCTAAAACCAAAGAAATACCAAGTGAAAATATTCACGATAAAATGCCCGGTCAAAGCCCCTCCTGTACCGCATGCAAGAACAGTAAAAAATCAGATGTTTTCATAAATATCAGTCCTCATCGTTTTGCCTGGCATGTCCTTTACCAGCAATCTTCTGTATGCACTAAGCCTAGATAGAATCCACTCAGTGTACACTGAAGCCCGCTCGACGCTTTCTTGTTCGTAACTTCGATTTTAGTCAATTACCTTGTTTTCCTCGCACGATGTCTTAGCCACCGGATATCCCACAGGTGAGCCGTGTAATTGAAGGTTTTTACGTCAGATTCTTTTGGGATTGGCTTGCGTTTATTTCTGTAGCGTTTCGTTGGAAGGTATTTGCAGTTTTCGCAGATGATGTCGGTGAAACTTCGTCGCTGTCGCCTCATGCCGCCCTCCTGACGCCCTGCCCGATCGCCATCAATGCCGCTTTGGATACGGTAGTAAACATCCGTCGAGGACTGATGAACGGTCGCCAAATCAGCAGCATGGAGCCTTTACTGTTTCCCTTCTTCTCCAGCCCTGTCGATGGTTCGATAAAATTAATCCGTCCATCAGTGATAATGCGAACTTCGTCAACACTCTCCAGAGCCTTGCTGAACCATCCGACAGACATATCCTCTGGCACAAGCATCACTACCGTCTGTCGCTGTTGTATGCACTGCTCAGCGGCTTTTTCCACCCACGGCCTGATATTGCTGTACGGTGGGTTATTCCAGATTGCACCGTGGCTTATCCACTCAGAATTGAGTGCGTCGTCGGCCTCAGTTAGCCAGTGAGCGCACAGAGCATTTTTGTCGCTCGCAGCTGAATCCAGCCAGAATCCAAACTCAATATCCAGCGCATCAAAAAGCCAAAGCGGCGTTTGCCAGCAGTCCTTGTCGTGTGCTGGTGTATTTGATTTGATAGTCATGCAGCCCTACCTTTTCGTTGTGACCATTCATACTCTCGCCGGGAGTCATCACTCCACCGCACGTTGCGCTCTGAGCCGAACCAAAACATGATTTCGATAAGCTCAGTCATGCTGGCCTTTCGCATTTTGCTGGTACGCACGCCAAGCATGACAACGCCACCATCGATACCAGGCACACTTCGTTGCTCCAGTTTTTTGGTCTTAAGCCACAGGGCAGTGAACAGGTCTTTCCAGTCCTCCGGCGCAAGTCTCTGTCCATGCCAAAGCACCTGACGTGATACGTCCTGCAATAACGCCCACATAAGGCGGTTTTGAGGATTGCTCCGCTTTGGTTCTTTAATGTGGACTTCGTGAGGTGACTTGTCGTCGATCGGAAGTGAGAGTATTGCGTCTATGGCGTTGTTTCTGATTGCTTCGTTGCGAAGCATGTATATTTGCTTCATTGTCACCTCAACTCACAAAACGCCACGCCATTTTTGCTACAGCGACAGGCGCAACACCGATAATCACCCACAGGAAAATGCTACCGAAAAGCACACCAACCAGGTCTTTACCTTCGCCTACCAGCCGGACAAAACTGCTGGCAACCACAATGAACGTCGCCACCATCCACATAGCAC